GAAACAACAGGCGTGAAGACGACGCAAGCTGGGCAATCTACGAGAAACTCGACTACGCGCACGGGGAGTATCCCTTTGTAGAGTTCCGAAGGGAGCAATTACGCAGAGCGATTGCAGATTCTCGCGGTATTCCTGAGTTGGCAATGACCGACCAGGACGAAATCAAGGCGCAGCATGATTCAATCCGCGATTACACGGCTTTCGCTACGCTGCCCCCAATTAAGGTGGTCAAACGCATTGGAGCCATCAACAAAGTAGGCCCAGGGGTGCAGCTTCCGGTGACGCAGAGGGACGATTACACTTGGATGGAGCCTCCAGCAAGAGAGCCAAGCACAGCGTTCAACCTCATTAAGTCAGTGGAGATGCGCCATGCAGCGTACTTTGGGGTATCGCACGAACTGGTCAACCCAGTCCGCACGCAAACCTTGCAGCAGTTGCTCGTCAACAACTGGCTCATGAGCTGGAGAGGCGTATTCCGCCAAGTTTTCGCTCTGTGCGCTCAGTACTTGTCACCGCAAGAGATCGCCGCTGTTACTGGAGGCTTCCAGATTCCGCAGAACCTGTCCGCTATCCACAACGAGTTCGACATCAACGTGCGATTCGACGTGAAGGACATGAATCCTGACTTCATTGACAAGAAAATCCAGTTCCTTCAGACCATTAGCCAGATGGACGCTGGTGGAGCAATCGACAAGAACGCTCTTACTCGCATGATGATTCAAGCTGTGGCCCCAGAAGTGGCAAACCAACTCATCGTGAACCAAGCCCAGGCAAGTCAGCAGATGTACAAGGATGTGCAGAGCGACATTGCCAACATGCTTTTGGGCAACGAGGCAATTTACACAGAGAATGATCCGGCAGCACAGACCAAGATGCAGTTTGTGCAGGACATCATGTCGAAGAACCCGAAAGCGCAAGCCGCATTGCAGCAGGACGAGAACTTTAAGGCTCTATTCGACAACTATGTGAAGAACATCCAGATGAGCCTCATGCAACAGCAGAACGCTCAGATTGGTCGCATGGGGGTAAACCAAGTCAATGGCTGACAACGAACTATACGCAAGAATTCGGCAGCTTGCCGAAAAGACAAGGGAAGCAATCCAGAACAACGGATCGCTATCACAGCTTGCTAGGCTTGGCAGTGAACCAGGTCTTATCTCACCAAGAGAGATTGCGGAAACATACTACGGCTCAGATACGGAAGAACAAATAGCGGCAGCGCGGGAATACGCGCAGCAGTTAATGGAGGAGAAGGCGAAAATAAACCCCAATTGGGAGGCTGTTCGGGCAGTTCCATTTACAATAACGTCAGACTACTACAATGCTCTGTCTAATAAAGTTCCAGTAAACTTTGTGCCAAATGCGGTTCCGCAGTATTCTTACGAGCAAAAAGAAGTGTATATGCCCCATGCCATGGGGTATGTCAGTCAAGAAGCAAGAAATCTAGGGAATGAAAACACAGAAGAATACTTAAGGAGAAACAACTTGCTAGAGAGCGAGATAGTTCCAGAGAACGTCTTGAAAAACCTTGAGCAAGAATACAAAGGTGCCATAGAGCACGAAGTCATGCACTCTGTGTTGCCGTCCGAAATGGACATACGTCCATTTAGCACAAGCGAAGCTGGATACATGGGAAGCCAAGGTCACTTGGCTCTTGGACTCTCGCAGATACAACGAGAGCATTATCGAATGACGGGAAGTAGGCTTGATTCAGAAGGATTCATCGATCTCGTAAAGACGCTGGCAACTTCAGAAAACCCAGAAGAGTTGATGCAGGGCTATTCAACAGAAGCCAAACGGGCATTGAGAGCGCAAATCAGCAATGCAAAGCCGATTGTTGAAAAAGAAGAGCAGTTCAAGAAGGAGGTGGAAAAATACGACGCATTGCCTCGATGGAAGAAATTCCTGACACCAGCACCAAAAAGTCCTTGGGAACTTGACCCAAACAAACCAAGCGAAAACAGGAACATCTATTTCCTGGAATCAAGCGCAAAGATAATTCCAGCACTGGTAAGCACAAACAGAACAAACAGACAGGCAGTATGACAGAAGAACAGGCTCTAGCATTCAGCTTCACTGGCGAAAACAAGCTATGGGATAACATCTTAGCTGTTGCAGACTCGTACATTGAGAGAGAAGTGATGTACGCCATCGACAAGAATACCCTAGGAGAAGCCAGAACACACGCTGCTGGAAGGGCAGACGGGGCTAATGGACTCAAGGAAACTTTGTTATGGTTTAGAGAAGAAGCCCTTAAAAAAAGAGGGTTGACAGATAAAGATTTGACCGCATAGTGCAGTCACTGCCTCCTAGTCTGGGCATAACAAAACAGGCTTGATTGATGATAGCGGTTCTTGCACCGCAATAAAACAGCATGGAATCAAATGAAACACAGCCTGCATCGCAGTCGCAGGAGGCAGACAATTCTGCGAACAATGTCGGTTTACTCGATGAGCATTCGCTGAGTGCAATGATCAAAGAGACGTTCCTTTCCGACGAGGGACAAGTGAACGCTCCCGCTAAAGAGGAGCAAACGGCAGAGGAAGATGAAGAGCCACAATCCGAAGAGGATCAGGCTGAAGAATCTGAATCTGAAACGCAGGAGGAGACGGAGGAAGAATCCGAAGAATCCAGCGGCGATGTGTCCAAGGGCGTTCAAAAGCGCATCAACAAGCTTGTTGCTGCCAAGAAAGCTGCCCTTGCAGAAATCGAAGCGTACAAGGAGAAAGTCAGAGAACTTGAAGGCAAGGTCACTGAAACTCCAGCCCAGGTTGCACGGCAGGAAAACATCTCTGAAGCTGTTGCCAAGCTCAACTCTGTTGAAGCAGTGGACGCAGAATGGAGAAAGGCTACCGAAGTGCTGCTATGGTGCGAGGAGAATCCTGATGGCGGGACGATTCTGATGCCCAATGGTGAAGAGACTGATGTGGATGATCAGCAGGTCAGGCAGATGAAGAGACTTGCGCTCAAGCGCAGGGAGATCGAGTTGCCTGCCCGTAGGCAGTACCTGATGGTAGAGCGCGAAGCAGAGGCTCAGACGGTGAAGGAGTTCCCATGGTGGAAAGACCCTTCTACGAAAGAGTATCAAACAGCGCAGCAGGTGCTCCGTGACTTCCCTGAGATCAAAGCCAAGAGGGCAGACTACAAACACATTGCGGGAATTGTCGTACTGGGACTCCAAGCATACCAAAACATGCAGGGGAAACAGCAACCGACAGCACCCAAGCCCATCAAACGCGCCCCAAGCCAACCAGCAGTCAAGGCATCGCCTGTGACCAAGGATAACGGCAAGAAAGCATTTGAGAGCTTCGCTAGAAACAACTCGGACTCAAAACTTTTCTCTGACCTGCTCAAAGCCAAAGGTTTCGTAGACTAGTTCAAATATATGCCAATCCTAACAGAACCCCAATTATCCGGTCGCGGTAAACGCGAAGACCTCATGGACATGATCGCGCTCGTTGACGCACGGGACACCCCGTTCACGTCGATGGCACGCAAAGGCTCCAAGCCTGGAAACATGTACTTCCGCTGGCAAGCAGACTCCAACCCTGGCCCGACCATCGGTGGTATCGTTGACGGAACGGATGTCAGTGCGTACAGCAACTACGTTGTTGGCTACCGCAAAGAACTCGCGAACTACGCGCAGATCTTCCGCCAAACCGTTCGTGTGTCCAAGCTCACGCAGGACATTGCAGACGTTGCCGGAATCCGCGATGAGTTGAGCGACAACATTGCCAAAGCAATCGTGGCCCTCAAGCGTTCAATGGAAGCGACGTTCACATCCGACCAACTTGGTCAGGCAGACAACGGCACGGTTCCCTACCTCACTGCTGGTATCCAAGCATGGATCGGCGGCGACAACATCGGCACTGGGCTGAATATCGGTTCCGGTACGACCACGCCTTCGTTCATCACGCCTGCAAGCTCGATTGTATCTGGAGGCTCTGCATCCGCATTGACCGACGCAACCGTTCAAGGCTTGCTCAAGTCCATCTACGACGTGACGGGGAACTACAAGTCCTTCGACGCAATCGTTGGGACTGACCTCAAGCGTGCGTTCACCGCATTGCTTGGCACGACGGCACTGACGACCACCAGCACCTCTGGTGTAACTGGCGCAGGCGCAACGAAGGTTCAAACCTTCCAGCGTGATGCCGCTGCTGATGCGTTCATCCAGAGCGTGGACGTGTTCCAAGGCGACTTCGGGACGGTGCGCTTGCACCCAACGACGTTCATGGGGACGGTGACCAGCGCAGGAGTAAACACCACGACCTATCTTGGTCGTTCGGCATACGGCTTGGTGCTCGACATGAGCCTCATCGAAGTCCGCTACGGTGGAAACGTCGCTAATGTCACGGCATTGCCTGACTACGGTGGAGGCCCCGCTCGCCTCATTGAGGCAGTTGCAGGTCTTGTTGTTGGGAACCCACAAGGTCTCGGCAAGTTCACCTATACTGGGGCCTAAGCGATTAAGGCGCGACACCTGCCTCTTGCGCTTGCAAGATGCTCCAAGTGGTGCGACACCTCGGAGAGACGAGGACACTTTTATGATATACATCCCAGAAGAACTCCACCAAGCAGCGCAGAACGTGATGGATGCCAAGTGGCAGCAATCCCGTATCGACGCACAGAAAGCGGCAAAAGAACTCGCCAAGCTCAACAAGGAAGACCACAAGTCCATCGAAGGA